CCTTCGGCATCTCCGTGATCCATTTCTTCAATTCAGCAAACAAGGCGTCAAATAGCTGGCCAGTAGTGGGCGCCGTCACGACAACCTTGTTGGGAAACCGAAACATCACAAACCACAGCATTGCCCAGCTGGCAAATGTTGACTTACCCGTGCCGTGGCCAGACCTGATCGACATCTTACGCTCGCCGCTGGCTAAGGCGTTCAGCGCCTCTTCCTGATACGGCGTAGGCGTGCCGCCAAGAACCTCTTTAACAAAGGCCACCGGGTTGTTGCGATATTCATTGACGAAGTCAAGTAACGGGTTTTCCTGCTGCTCACTCATCGTCGGCTACCTCGGCTGGCGTGACGTCTATCACGTTGGATCTCGTCTTGCGTAGCGCGTCCAAGTGCAAGTCGCCCAAGTTGATCGTAATGCTGGTATCTGGCTTGCCGTAGCGCCCAGGGTTGGCAGTGGCTGCCCACCATTTCCGATTGCTCGTTTGCTCGCGCAGCACGGCGATACGCTCATTTTTGACTTCCTCGCCACGATCAAGCCTAGCGGCCAAGTCGTCTGCCAGCTTGATTGTCTGCTCGGCCAAGGCGTCTGCAGCCTCTAGCCGAGCCTTCTCGAGCGCCTCTTTGATTTCAGGAATGCTGTTAAGGTGTCGGCTGATGTGGCTGCGCGAATAGCCGACCTCATCGGCAAGATCCACCAACGTCTTGCCGCTTGCGACGTAGTCATAAACGTATTCTGCCATGGGCATTCCGGCAGCCTCGGCGGCAGCCTCAATCTGTTTCAGCATCTGTCTGCGTTGTGGGCGTCCAGCCATGTTGGCCTCCTTGGTTTCAAGTCAATCTAGCCACTTCCAGCCGTTGCGGCAATCATTAGCCCAACGCTGTGCAGTCCGTGGCTTTATGTTAAATGCTTCGGCAGCCAAGGCTGCGCTGGCAAACTCACCGCTAGGCGTCGAAACACGACGCGCCCGTGGGTGTGACTGCCGATCCTTCAAGTGCGCCCCGACCGCCTCGGTGGTGTTGCGCCGACCCTTTGCGTCCATGTCAGCCATGTTGTCTGCATATGTGCCGTCGCACAGGTGATCCGGGTTGACGCACGATGGATTGTCGCATGTGTGCATGACGACCTGAGCTGTTATGTCGCCTCCACCCATCGCACGAACCAAACGATGCGCAAGTAACGTCAGACCAGCGACGTGGAAAACACCGTATCCGCCGTTTGTCTTTTGGCCCTGCCAGATGTGGCAGCTGCCAGAGCGGTCAATCTTTTCCTCAAATCTTGGAAGCCACTCTGGCATGGATGCCATGGCTGTTTTGTAGTTTGCGCCGGTTGGCTTGCGACCGATGTAGCTGGACGATTGCGCACGACGCTGCCTCATGTAGCAGGCTGCGCATAGGCCTTTTGCCATTACGGGCTTGTTTGGGTGGTGTTGGCATGTTTGCATTTTTGGCTCCATTTGCGCTTAACATATTCTGGCAGCCTTTATGCGTCAAATGGTTTTGAAAAATACTCGCAAAAATTTTTTTTGGACTGCGTCAAAGGGTATCTTGGACCAGCGCCCCCGCCGCCGCGCCGGGGTGGGGGGGGTCTGACAGGGCTGCCAGCGCTAAAAAGGCGCAAAAGTCGTTAACATGTTAAGCAAATCGTTAACATGTTAAGCACTTTGAGGCCTGCCAGATCTGCCGTGACGCATAAGCGCCTTAACGGTTACGGCGCAGAATAGCTATTATGGTGCGCGCCTGCCTCAATGTTATCAATGACTTAGCAGCTTTGGCTGGCGTTATTATGCGGCAGACACAACATCTTGTGTGTCACCTGCCAGATAGTTGAAAAGCGCAACCATTTTTGGCACGCGCGCGTCCGCGCGGGCAGGCGCGAGCGACGGTGTGTGCCGGAGCGTGTCCTGAGAGCCGCAGAGAGGCTGCACAGAGCGTCGCTAGAGGTTTTCTGGTTGTTGGGTAGCCGAGCAGGCTAGAGCCGCTCTATGCGGCTTCTCAGTGAAGCTGACGCCCATCACCATATTCTTCGACAAGCATGCGCAGTGCGATGCCGATAATGACGATCAGCTGACCCACGTCGTGGCCTTCCTCAACCGCCTCAGCAACAAGCTCAAGCAGATCGGCCACGCCATCCTCAATCTCGTCTACGTCGTATTGCTGTGGATCAATGACGATGTCCATGATGCCCTCCGGCTAAAAAAAGACCCTGCACGCATTGTGCAGGGCCAGTTGTCAGGAGGCAAGCATCACGCCAGGGAGGAGAGAAAAAACGTGATGCCAGTGCAGACACGCTAGTCGATGTCGATGCCTCTTGCAAGCTCCCCCGCCAATGCGCAATACGCAGCCGCGTCTACATAGCTGTCCACGGTTGGAGCGTTCCCCACAAGCCGAGCAATCTTCAGCCAAGCCATTGCCAGCGCCACCTGCTCGGCGGTCACATGCTGATCGAAGATAACCGACCAGCCGTCAGCAATGCGGTTAAAGTTCTCTTCTGGCTTACCGTATGCCTGACTGCGCGGTGCGTCGTCATCAATCAGCTCAATAGCCTGTTCCAGTATTTGAATTCTATTCACCATGGGATCTCGTCCTCTATGCTGTCGTTGACCTTGTGGCCGATGATCTCGGCCTTCTCGAAATGCTTTCTGACCTCTTCGGTCATAATGCCGATTGCATGCTTGCCGTAGAAGTCCAGCGCCACGGCAACCTCGCGCAGCGTCACCAGCTTCAGCTCGGGCCGATTGTCCTTGATCTCTTGCCAAGACCGCCCGTCTTTCATAACGCCATACACAACCCCATCCACCTCGACCTCCCATAGATCCATGGGCGCCCGGGAACGCCTTGCCTCTTCGGCAGCCTTATCCATCGCCTGCAGTCCTCGGATGCACACCTCAGCTCTGGCTGCCACGACTGCCGGGTCTTCCGTCATAATCGCGTCATTCAGCTTCGCCATGGCCGACCCATACTTCTGGGCCATCTCGACGCTCACCAACTCGGGCAGCACGTCAATGCCCCACTTCCGATCCATCTCGATCGCCAGCCTGTCGAGCGGCGCCAATGCGAAATCACACATCACCTGATTTTGCGTCTGCCCGGAATGCAGCAACCGATCAGACTTCTTTTGCCGCTTTGGCCGCCCTACCACTTGCTTAGCCATTTCTTCACCTCCTCCGCAAAGTTGTCTCGCTGCCACTGCTCGCGCTTGGCCGCCTTCTCGTGCGCCTCCTCGGCCTCGGCCTTGGTCTTGTATGCGCCGACGCAATACACGCCGCCCTGGCGGTTTGGTCGGAACACCATCCACTCCTGCCACTCGGGATCGAAGACGACCCCTTTCTGATTTTCATATTTTATCGACATCTCATCTCTCCAAATGTCGGGATCTGTATGATGTAGGAATGCCTATAGGCATTTCCTACAAATCATACACTTTGGTCCGTCCGTATGATTTAGTGTAGGATTTGTATGATTTGTAGGATTTAGCATCTGTAACCCATTGATTTCGTTACATCTGCTATTTCATACATCATCATACACGTCCTTCCTTCGCCGAAATCCACACATACCCATTATTTTGGGTCATATATCCGCTCGAAATCAGCCCTTCGAGCGCCTGCTTGTAGGCAGTTCTGACGTTCACTCCGGTCAGTTTACCCCTCGCAAACGAGCCGAAATCTGCGGCATCAATGATCCAATACTTGTTCGCTTCAGGCCAGCCTGGGCCGCTCGGGTTTTTCTCCCCGATGCCCTCGTCTCGCATCTGCTTGAACGCCTCGACAAGCGCCTGCTGGTTCCTGCCCTTTGGCTTCTTCTGCTTGGCATCTTGCAGCGCCTGCTCGTCCACCTGCTCGATTGTGCATGTAGTGACTGGATCTCCGTCTGCGTCGTTGCCAAGCTCGTGGGTTTTGAGCTGGAACACGATCGGCTTCCTGGGTTCCAGGTCGCGTTGTTTCGTGGCCGTGGCTGTCCTGACGCCCTCGTTGTTCTCTAGCTCGATCTCCGTGTCTGTCGCCGCTCTGAGGCTGCTGTGGCCGCGTGCGCCTTGCGCTGTGTCCTTGCCAGTGTGGTGGACAATCAGGATGTGCGCGCCTGTGTAGTCTCTCAGCGCGTCTAGGTTCCTGATGAATGCCGTCATGTCGGTCGGCCCGTTCTCGTCACCGCCAGCCATTGCACGGCTGAGCGTGTCAACCACGATCATCTTTAGCCTGCCGTGTGTTGTCTCGATCTGCTTGCACAGCGCGCCCAGCTCGGGCATGTCGGCTTCCGGGTTGAGCAGATCTACTGGGCTGGCTCGGATTGCCAGCGGCACGTCTTCTATTTCGTGCTGTTGCTTTAGCGCGTAGACGCGGTTCTTGAATGCGTTGCCGCCTTCGGTTGCTAGGTATAAGACTGGGCCGCCGTTCACTCGGTTGCCCTGCCATTCCTTGTTAGCGGCAACGTGGTAGGCCAGATCTAGCACAAAGAAAGACTTGCCTACGTTGCTAGGCCCGTAGATCACTGACATTTGCTCCGCACCAAGCCAGCCCTTCACCATGTAGCTGCTTGTCAGCACCGGCGCGGCGTCGGCTGCCCAGAAGATTGGGCGCATTGGCTTGTCTTCCTTTGGCTTGTCGAACGTCTGCTCGGGCTGCTCGGTTTGCAAACTTTGCAAGGCTTCCTGTGGGGTTACCTGCGGCTCAGGCGTCCAGCCCTTTGCCCTGGCGCCTTGGATTGCCTGCTGCACCTCTCTGCGGGTGTCTTCCACCGTGTATGGCGGCTGCGTGAACCGGTCGGTTAGTGCGTGGATCTCATGGTCTGCCAGGCCTTTTGATACGTAGCTGGCTACTAGGCGGATGACGTTCTGGTGCCAGTTCTCGCCTTGCAGGATGTTCTGCTCGGCCAAGGCTCGGTCCATGGCCTGCTTGCCCAGGTCGATAGTGAACGTGTTAAGTGTGTCTTGGGCTGCGTTGGTCGTCACCCCCTTAACGGGCGGGAAGGTGCGCATGAGGCGCTCAAACGGCACCGGATCACGGTCTGTCGAGAATTCAGTCCTGAGTGTAACTAATTCCGGTATGTAGCCCTTGGCCTGTTTCTTGTCGTCTGGCCAGCTGACCGTGCCTGCCACGCGCATGATCCGGCTGGGGTTGATGACCACCGGGTCAGTGCCGAGCGTGCTGGCGATTGACTGCTGCACTTGGCGCCATGCGTCTAGGTTTACGACTGGCTCTTCCAGCTTCCAGTAAGCGTGACCTCTGGTGAATGGCGTTGTGCCGGTTTTTACCGACATTGTGAACTTCGGGCCAGCGAATGACGTTATGTTTTTCATGGCGCCGTCAGTGTCTGCGTCTGCGAAGCAGTAGAAGGCTGCCAGAATGTCTGCGTCTGTCGCGCCTTTCCCGGCGCTGATCTGCTTATTGCCGTCAACCGGATTGATGCACATGTAGATGTTTTGCTTGGCTTGGTTCATCTGCCGAGCGTGTTCGACTGCATCGTCAATCCAGTCCAGCGAGAACCGGGCGACGTTTGCACCGCCACCGCCCCTGCCGATTGCCCTAATCTCGATCATCGGGTTGCCGTCTATGTCGGCCCAATCTTGTGTGATTTCTTGGATGAACCGCAAGATCTGGTCTTCATTTGCTTGCGGTAGAATGTTTTGCATTGTATTATTCCCTTCAGGCATAGGTTCCCTAACACCGTGTCACTTCCCAGCCGCGTGTTTTCGGGCGCGCAGTTAATAAGGCCCGGTTTGTCGCCGGGCCTTACTTTTTTCTCAGAACTCGGCGTCGTCAAGGTCTGCAGGCTGAACAGCCGGGGCAGCCGGTGCCGGTGCTGGCGTCGGCTCGAGCGCAATGCCAGCCGCGGCGCCTTCCTTCAAGCAGTCAGGGCGGTCAACCCATTTCACCACTTCCAGCTTCGGCACGACTGTTGAGCCTTTCTTAAACTGCAGCAGCTCGGCGTCTGTCATGCGCACGAGCGGCAGCTGGCCGGGTGCTGGCTGCTTGGTCAGCTGCGGCGCTAGGTTTGTGATGGCCTGCCACACAGCCGCGCCTGCTTGTTCCCACGTTGCTACATTGCCGCCACCGACTGCGCAGCGCACGCTGATGCCCTTCTTCCAGCCTTCGCCGGGGCTTGGCTGCATGTTTGCCGGGCTGCTGTTCCATTTCCACTCTGGGGCCACGCCTGCGATGCCCTCGCTGTGCTGCCAGCCGGTCTTCATGCCTTCAATATCCAGCACGATGCCTTTTGACATATCCATCGGCGTTTTGTTGCCCCCGTCGCGGATAAAGAAACTGCGCGGCGGAACTGAGCCGTCCTGAGTGCCGCGAGCCGACCATGCAATGAACGGGCCGGCTGCGCCGCCTTCGTTTCCGGTATCCAATACAAACATTTTTTCGTCCTTTTCGTTTTTGACGTTGTTAGCCGCTGCAGCCCAGCGGTCAGGCATTCACGGCGTCAGCCGTAGAATTTGTCAAACAGATCTTCACTGCCCCGCCAGTAGAAGCTGGCCGGGTTGACCGGGACGATTTCTCGTGCCGTGTCTTTGTCGCAGTGACGCAGGAATGCTTCCATGCGCGCGATCTGTTTCTTGGCTTTCGCCAGTGTCTCGTTGACGTCACCGTCTTCCAGCATGTTTGCCTTCTTGGCGCTGACGTATAGGAACTTAACGCCCATATTGCCCTTGGCTTTCTGGTAGATGGCGCGCTGTAGCTGGTGTTCCGCTGACATCGTCGACGGCACGCGGGTGGTTGTTTTTAGGTCAATCACCACGCCGTGCTGCGGGAATACCAGATCCAAGAAACCGATGACCGGGATGGCCCAGCCGTCACCCTTTGCCGTGATGCTGATCTTTTCTTGCTTGCCGTCTTCCGGGAACTCGGGCTTGCCGAACTCCATCAGGTGTTCGTATGCAAGCTGCACCATCGGCTCGATCAGCTCACGCTCTTTCGTGGTTGCCTCGGTGCCGATCAGAAAGCGCTTGTCGAACTTTGCCAGTGCCTTGTCGATTGCTTGGCGCTCGTTGCCGCCAGACAGGATCTCGACAACCGCGTCTTCCGCGCAGATGCCGCGCCAGGGCGCCGGACCCATTGGGGTTCTGATGCCGTGCAGGTATTGCATGACCCAGACGTCTGGCGCATTGGACCACAGGTTGATGCTGCTGGCCGACAGGTGGTCGATGTTGTGTTTTTCAAAGCCGTTCATCGGGCCATCCTTTGCAGGGAAATAATTGCGTCGCGCAGGTATGCCTCAGACGACCAACCAACCGTCATAACTTTCCTCAAGTCATCGACAATTCTGTTGATCTCCTGCCTCTGCTTTACGTCCAAATTAAGAACGACAGGCTCAAATACGTGGGGCTGCAGCCTCAATTCCTCCATGGCTTCATCTAATACAAAGCGCAACTCTCGCTGTGATTTCCTGCCAAAGTTTGGTATGCTTTTCAGATATTTCTCGTCGGCAGTCATCACATCGCCAACAGTCACGAACCCTTCATTTTGGAGCGCATGTCTAGTTCGTGTAGAGAAGTCAAAAGCCTCAAGCCTCAAGTCCATAAATTGTTGAACAGTTTTTACAAATCCGGCGTTTTTAATGATGTTTTTGCTGCGCTTCTCCCACTGCTCCCTGCGCTCGGCTTGCTTGATAATCATGTGAACGCGGCTGCTTGATATGCCCATATGCCTAGCAATCTGGCCGATAGTAGCGCCATCCAGATGCATGCGACGCAGTCTTGAGCTGCGCAGATATGGTGGCAAAGCGTTGATTTCATCTTTTGAAATCTCAAACATTTCTGATTTTTGCATATCATTCATAGCATTCTCTCCCTCGTGATGTAGCAGAACGCCTCCAGCGAAACGTCCACAATATGATTGTCAGTGTCATCTATTAGCGCGCCGAGCGGGATGGCCACCCTGATTGGCTTGCGGTCGAATTTGTAAATGACGCACGGCAGCTTGTCTTTGGCCTGAGCCGCGTCGGACGCCTGCTGCCACCAGGCGGGGTTAAACGATCCGCCAGCGTAGCGCTTGCACTCAATCGACCACGGAAAGCTGTCATCATCTGGCGTTAGGTCGTCGTGGAAGCCAGCGCGGTATTGCTCGAGGTTGCGCTTGAAGCTGATGCCCAGCTCGGCGTGCAGCAGCTTGGCCACCTCGCGCTCAAATGCGGCGCCTTTTGCTCGGCCATTAACCATCAGTCCACCTGCGGCTGCTCGGCGTGGTAGCCCATCTTGGCTGCCTCTTTCAGCGCGGCTGCCCGGCAGAATGCGCTGACGGTAAGCCCAACAGCATGCGCAGCTAGTTC